TTAAGGAGTGGACAAGATGAATAACTTTTCATCTTCCTAACCTTAAATGTTTCTATTTATACATAGACATTTAAGGTAGGAAGTAATCATCAAAGTAGTTTTTACATATAAAGATTAGGAGTGATACCATGGCATGCGAATGGGGACATGATGACTGCGCTAATGAAGATGATAAATGCTTCTTGTGCATCACAGAAAGCTTGCAATATGTAGCAAGGAAACAGCAGAAGCGCTATGGAATGAGAAATCATGCACAAAAGAAAGATGGTCGTCAAGGTAGTGGGTTCGAATTTAAGAACCACCAGAACAATGAAGCGATTTTACAAGCATCTTCTGGTATGACGCTTAATAGCGGTGCAACAGTCATTGAAAAGGGTGACGAACAAATCCGAGGTGTTATTCGGGTTATGGAGGAGCTAAAAACAAAGACCGGTGAAAAAGCAAGAGGTGCGAAGTCATTTGCTGTGAAAAAAGAATGGCTAGATAAGCTGCATACCGAAGCGATGGCTGAAAATATGGAATTCTGGTACTTAAAATTTAGCTTTTTCGAATCTGATCCAAACGTCTATGTCGTGGTAGAGCAAGATATTATTATGTCCATGGTTAAAACAATGGTTGAGGATCGCAAACGTTTCTATCAAGCAGATAAACGCATTAACCTTGCAGAGAAAAAAACTGCTTATATGCAGGCAAAGAACGCCGAATTGTTATCAGAAAACGAACTATTAAAAGCACAGCTATCTCAATACCAAACTGACGATATGTTGTTTGATACGTCTGCATTAGACGACTAATTTAAAAAGATGAAGGAGTTTTTCACATGATGAAAGTAGTAGTAAACGAAACAATTGAAAATGCAAGAGTTGTAGGGTATTACGAAAATCTACGATTAAGCGAATCAGCTAAAGCGCAAAAACCAAATTCTTATTTTTACGAGGTACGTCATCGAGGTAATAGCTGTGAACCCGAAGAAATCGCGAAATCAGTTGTTATTGATTTTGTTGGTACATTAGAAACAGCTGAGCCTATCAAGGAAATCGAACACATGGCCATTCTTGGTCACGATTGCGAAATCATTGCACCAGACTGGTTAAAATCTTTACAACATGGACTTTTTCCAAAACACGCATAGGAGGGGTACAGATGTTTCATGAAAATGTTGAAATCGGAGAAGATTACGTTACAATTTTTGATTCATACGGTAACGAGCTACTCCATTGGATTGAAGATGAATGGACGGAGGACCCAAGCGTCACACTAGCAATTGCACAAGCAATCCATACTTACCATACCAAAGGTGAGGATGCTATTAGGTCCATTATTTCAAAAGGGAAAGAAGGAATTTAAAAATGAACATGGAAGAATTCGACTTAAATACAGTAAAGGGTGTTTCATACGTTCGCCACGCAGATGGCCATGTATATAACCTTTTCCAACATATTTCAGAAGATGGTAATGGCGATCTTCCTCCGGTGATGGTTTATTACGACTCTAACGATTCGTATTACCGTCCAGTAGAGGATTTCTTCGGTACAACATTTGATATGTCGAGCCGAGAAGTTGAGCGCTTTATCCCATGTGCTGGAGACGGTACGTTCTTATGGAACCTTACTTTAGAAGGCGTTCCTGTAGTTACACGCGTAACACAATATGACTTAGCGGATAGTTTATCACAAATCATCCATGAGGAATCCGGGGTTGAAGTAGCGCTTGTTCCAGACATCTTAGATGAATATGCGCCGAGCTATGAAATCGAATATGCTGTGCAACTAACATCGGAAGAGGGTGTCCCAGATGACGACCAAGAGACACTTCTGAATGACCGCTTCAATATCGACATTTGGGCTGATAGCGATGATTTAACAAAACAAATCCTAAGAGCTTTCAACTTAAAACTAGAAGTCGCTAAATTTTAGGAGGAATACGGTGGAATTCTTAATCGCTGATACACATTTTCATCATAAAAAAATCATCGAATTTGAAGTAGGACGGTCTAATGAATTCAATGATGTAGAGCAAATGGATAACGAAATGATTTCCAACTGGAACAACACAGTAGGAGAACAGGACACTATTTACTTTTTAGGAGACCTTTCTATCAAAAGTGACTACAAGGTACTGCGACTACTTTTGAGTAAACTGAATGGCCATATCATTTATATTTTAGGAAATCACGATAGCGCAAAAACAGCGCGTCGTCTAAAAGAAGATGGGCTTATCTTCGATTATCACGAAGTAGGGTTACGCTTAAAAATCCAGAAACATATCCTTTATCTAACACATTACCCGATGATGATTGGGGATCGTGACCGCATCTGGAATATTCATGGACACATACACTCAACGCCATCATATGAATCACAACATATCAATGTTGGTGTTGATAGTAAACATATGCTGAAAGACTTTAAACGTCCATATGGTTCACCAGTCGCAATGGATGACATCCTAAACCATATTAGAAAAGAGGAACAATAATGAAAGAATACAAAGTACGTTTAAAACTTAGCGATGTAATCGTTTATGTGGATGCAGACAATGAAGACGAAGCAACGGAGAAGGCATCAAATAACTTCAAGTTCCACAATCCAGACACAGAAGTTGAAGAAGCAACTACCGAAGATGAAGCTGCAGATTAACACTATATCTTACGTTAATAATTAAATATTTAGGAGCGAATCTAATGGGACCGATTGAAAAACAAATTCTAGCGCTTGTACGAAAGGCGAACCCTATTAATCCATTAGGGTATGCAGGCGAGATTGTAAAGGACTACGCCCGTCAAAAATTGGATTCAAACCTTGCCACATTCCATGAGCAAGGCGCATTTCCATTTCATACGGTAACGCGTGGTCCAATAAATGCTGACTTGCTTGTGATTAATAATGGTGCAACCGATGAACAAGCACAACTGAATCAATCTATTGTGCGTTCAATGGAAGGCACACAGGCAATTGTTGATGTAGAAAACGTGTTAGATTTTGTAGGTTTCGACCGAAAAAACGTATTTTACATAGATGCAATCAATCGTGTCACTTATCGTGAAATTTCTGGGAATATTCAAGTGCGCAATGCGACACAACACGAAATCAAGCAAGCTCGACCTATCGTAGCTAATGCGATTGACATAGTAAAACCAAAAGCAATCTTGCTTTTAGGCGCACAAGCGAATAACATGTTTAACCAAAGTGTTGCACTTGCCAAGGTGAAAGGGGAAGTTCGTTACTACGGAAACATCCCGATGATGTCTGTCTATCATCCCGACTACTTTCGCCACATAAAAGGCAAACGCTCTGATCAAGAGATTGAATTGTTGCAGAAAATGTTCTGCGATAATGTATCTAAACTAATCGAAACTGCCGAATTATCGAACAATACACACTCATAAAACTACTATCCAACGGGGGAATTTTATTATGTCTTTATTAACAGAAGCAATGAAAAAACGCGAAGCAGCACAATCTCAACAAGGGACAACTACACCTAGTCCAATCGTAGAAGAAAAGAAAGCGGAAAAAGCGGCTACGCCTAATCCATTCGCAGCTGCATTAGCAAAACGCAAAGCACAACAAGAAGCTGCTAAAAATGCTCCAGCTGACACATCAACAGAAGATACAGAGGTAAAAGGTGTAGAGGTGAAAGCGAAAGAAGATGTAGAGGCGAAAGCAAAAGCGGAAGCGGAAGCAAAAGCGGATGCGGAAGAAAAAGCAAAAGCGGAAGCGGAAGCGAAAGCGAAGAAAGATGCAGATGCAAAAGCTAAAGCCGATGCAGATGCTAAAGCGAAGAAAGATGCAGAAGCAAAAGCTAAAGCTAAAGCCGATACAGAAGCTAAAGCAAAAGATAAAGAAAAGGCTACTGCAGACAAAAAAGCTAAAGCCGATGCGAAGGCGAAAGAAGAAGCAGATAAAAAGGCTGCAGATGCAAAAGCCGAAGAAGATAAACAAATGAGCTTATTAGATGCAACTGCAGATACGAAAGAAAAAGAAGATACCGAATCTACAAAAAAAGATACGACTTCTACTAAAACTGCTACTCGTGGTGGTAGCCGCAAAACAACTGTCAATGCAAAATCAGATGAAGTAATTTCTATTCCACGCACAACAGTTTCTTTCGATCAAGCTATCCGAGGAATTAGTTCAAACTTTGTTGATGAAAACTGGAACACATTCCGTAAGACCGTAGAAGATGAAGTTTCAGCGATTGAAATTTCACAGGACATGAACCCTGGCACATTAAAAGTGACACTACAAAAACTTTCAGATATTCGTTCACGAATCTGGGTACCGTTCCAAGACTTAAAATCACAATATGAAAACTTATCATCTAAAGAGCCAGAAGGTTTAATCGAACGTATCAAACGCATCAACATTTCTAGCGCTTCAAATGATATGGAACGTCGCAAAACAGGTGTACTTGCAGTAATGCATCACAAAACTCCAGATGGTGAAGAAATTAACCTATTCGAAGTATTGGATGAAGTACGAACACGCTACACATTCTTACGTGCTGCGATGGATAATGTTACATTCAAAACAAATGCGCTAATCACGATGAATGGTGCGCTTAAATTAGAACAGTCGCACATCCAATAATGTGATAAAATGACCGCGAAAACTTACTATCTATATTTTAGGAGGAACATCTTATGCAACAAGTAAACTTTCCAAAAGAAATTAAAGCCATTATTGACGAGGAAATCCCCAATTCACTCATTAAGGAGCGTAGCGGTGGTGGATCTAAGAAACTGCGATACATCAGCGGTTCTACAGTGATTGACAAATTAAACATTGCGTTTAACCGTATGTGGTCATGGCACCTTAAAAAGCAATGGGTACAAGAATCTGTAGCTAAATATAATCCGAAGTACGATAAAGAACCTGTACCACAAGGGCCTGTAGCACATGTAACAGGTATTTTAACAGTCTATTTCAAAGCAGATGACGGTAGCCTTATCCAAGTGGAAAAAGAAGCATCCGGCTCAAAAGCAATTATGGGCGGTCAATCTGACCAAGAACATATTTTCAAAGCTGCTGGAACGGATGCGTTGAAGAAAGCCGCTTCATTGCTAGGTATTGGCTTACAACTATTCCGAGATGAAGAAGAACAATTTTATTATGAATCAAAAACATCTTCTGATAACTGGAATGAAGAAACGCTTGAAGAGTTCAAAGACGAATTGCAATGGATTAAAGATTTCCAAGCAAAAACTAATTTCGGCGATACAGAAATGGCCTATTTCTATGAAACATTTAGCGGAAATAAAGCTTCTAATATTGAAGGGATTCGTCCAAGCAAAATCAAAGATTTTATTTCTTTCGTTGACAGAGAAGCTCGTGAAGCAGGTGTAGGTGCTTAATGATTCAAGAAACGCCTTATCACCGCTGTGAAGAATGCGGTTCTCCAGAGTTCATTATTTTGCCAACATACAATATTCAATATGGCAAACCTAGTGAATTGACTGGTAAAAATAAATATACATGTGCGAATTGTGGTCATCCACAAAGCTCACGAGAACTAAAATTAACAGAATAACAAACATGACGGCTTCGGCCGTTTTTGTTTTTGGAGGAAAAATCATGAAGATAATAGTCGGAAGGGCTATAAATGGAATTTCCATCAATGGTCTTGAATACCTAACAGATAACCAAGGAAATACAATGACCTTCAAAGATGTCCCAGAAGCCAAAAACTTTTTATTAAAAAACGGCGTTTCTGAACAAATTATTGAGGATTTTGTCTTTAAAGAAGAGTAAAATAGAAGTAGACCTGATTCTTAGGTCGTAGGAGGATTTTAACATGACACAACTACGTTTGTACGCAGTGACATGGGCGACTGATACAGCGGGTGTCAGTCCTCACAATAATGAAAGAACCGAGGTATTTTTCAAAGGCTGTCAAAAAGCCACCTCTGGAAACGCTTGTTTAGGTTGTTTTAATAGACCTTTATGGGACATTGCAGAGGAGGACCGCATGCGAGAGATTAATACGGTAGCGGAGCAGCTTATCGAGCATGCTCCTCATAAATACATCACAATTGGTGGCGGTGAGCCTACCGACCAACCAGAAGCGCTGTTAGCATTATGCAAACGACTAAAAGCAGAAGGTTTTCACATCATGGTTTATACATGGAAGGACCTTCGCTACATGATGCTTAACAGAACAGGTGAGCGTCAATTCTTCATTGACTTACTAGATACTGTTGATATGTTAGTCGACGGCATCTATGATCCACACCAACGTCTTTATCGCCCAAAAGCCCAAGATGGATTCTTTTCATCAATTGGGAGTGGAAATCAAACAATATGGGATGCGCATACTTTAAAGCGAGATAAGACGAGTGTTAAAGGATATAAAATGCGTGACGTTACAGCAATGAAATTAGACGATGACAACGGTCTAATTTATTTAAAGGAACCACAAGCATCGAATGTAATCTGCCAAATTTCGTAACCGATGCTCTTAAACTTACTATCTCTAACCGCTTTTAAGGAGGCAATCTCATGGACACAAAATCTTTTGTACAACCGACTAATATATACACACTGGTCAACCCAGAAGGTATAGAGGACGATACCCTTGAAATGGACCGTCTAAAAAACACCCCACTGCGCGACAGCTCGTTCCGAGACATCTGTGAAGTAAACTACTCTATTCATCATCAATTCTCCTTCGAGGAAATGGTTCTCTACATCACATCAACATGCAATTTCAAGTCTAAAAATGTCGAAAAAGAAGTAAGCTACAAGAGTCCGATTGATCCGCGTGAAGTAGCATTAGCTGCCCGAGAAACTGTTCTATCTGCTAGTGTCGACTTTAATAGCACAGGACGCATTCAAGCTATGATTTCAAATAATGTAAATCATATATTGAATGAAATGATGCAATGTCACTTTGTCGTACCAATGAATACAGAAACTCCGTTGCAATTTGGACAACTTATTTATAATGGTACACCTATCGCAATTATTGAAAGCATCGTTCAAAAATCATCACGCGCGATCCACATTGAATGTTACCCTAAAAATATTTTCGACCAAATTGTAGGGGATGGACAAATCACTGTACATCTAGGGTTAAACGAAGAAAATCTTATGCTAGGTGTTGTTGATTCAATCACTGAAAGCGACAAGACAGGCATTCTATACATTTCTTTAAAAAAATCTTTAGAGAACGTCATAGACGAGATTTCTTACCCGATTTCATTCAAAAATAATAAATCAGACAACGAAGCGGCATTTTATCAAGAATGCCTAGACTATTTGAATAGCAAAAAACAACAAATCCAAACTGTAGATACCGAAGAAATTGAAGATTTCTTAGAAGATTTCTTCGGATAAGGAGAACTGTACTATGAAAACTGAACTACAAGATGTTATGGACTTACTTCACGCAAAAAGAAAGCTTGTGTGGGTAAATACATATGAAGAAGAACGTTTTATCAAAGACCTAGCATTGAATTCAAAGCGCGATGCTAAGTTAGTCAACTATGACATTTTAGAATGGAGTGCCGCTTCGGGTGTATCAAGAGTATTCACAACACCAGCAGGCCGTATCGAGAAAGAAATCGTTACGGATAAGGCGCAACCAAAAATTGTAATGGATCAAATCTTTGCAGAGGTTGAAAAACCTTCAAATGCATACAAGCCATCCATTTTTATCTTAAAAGATTTCGATTACTTCTTAGAAAAAGATGAAGTAATCTATCGTCGTATTCGAGATTTCGTCGAGATTCAAACGAGAACAAACGACATTACAATTATTGTGCTTACAAGCAACACGAATGTTCCTGCCCGTCTGAACCGATTAACGTATACTGTTTCGTACAGCTTGCCAAAAGAAGATGAAATTCGTGATTACTTTTCTAAATTTAGAGATGCGCTAAATAAAAAATTAGCCTTGTCTGGTGAAGAGGATAAAATGATTGACGATAAATTGCTGGAACAACTCGTTAAGAGCAGTGCCGGTCTATCAATTCAAGAAGTAGAAGCCTTCTCGAAAATCAGTTTGGCTTCAACAGCTACGTTGGATTTATCTGTTCTGCATGGTATGAAGCTAGATTTAATCGAGCGCACAGGCGTTCTTGAATACAAAGAAACAAAAGCGACAATGGATAAAATCGGTGGGAACGAAGCATTTAAACAATGGGTGTCAGACATCAAGATGGCCTTTTCACCAGAAGCAGAAGCGTTTGGATTACCAAAGCCAAAAGGTTACTTAGCTTTAGGTATTCCTGGTACATCAAAAACATACGCTGCAGAAGCATTAGCAGGTGAAATGAACATCCCTATGATTCAATTATCACTTTCAAAAATCATGGACCGTAAAGTAGGGGCTTCTGAACAACGTGCAATGGAAGCTTTCCGTATCATTAAAGCAAACGCACCTTGTCTGCTTCTAATTGATGAAGTAGAGAAAGAAATTGGTGGCGTTGCTTCATCTAACTCAACAGATGGTGGTACGGTATCACGTATTTTTGCTCAACTATTAAAATTCCTAAATGATAACAAGGAAGTTTTCGTTGTGATGACATCGAATGACGTATCTAAGTTGCCTTCTGAATTAACTCGTAGCGGGCGATTAGATGCTAAATGGTACTTCGGTCTACCAAACAACACAGAGCGTAAAGAAATTGCTCGTATTCATTTGGATTCTACTAACAAGCCATACGATGAAGAACTATTGAATGACTTTGTTAGTGCAACAGCTAACTATACTGGCGCTGAAATCAAAGAAGCTGCGCAAGGTATGGTTAAATACTTGTTCAACGACTTTGTAGAACGTGGGCAAGAAAGTTTTACGACAGAGCACTTAATGAAATCCGTTGCGACGGTAGTTCCTATTTATGATTCATCACGAGAAAGCATCTTATCTTTAGAAACATGGGCTCGTACACGAGCATTAAACGCTAGTGGCCAAGAGCAAAATCAATCATCACAGTATGCCGATCCAAACGACATTATTGTGGAACTATAGGAGGTATCGTCATGGAAGTATGTTTACCAACAGACAAACACAAATCCGAAATGACGTTCGAAGAGCGCTTAAAAAAGGACTTTGAACGTATGAACATTTCAACAACTGTATTCGAGAATGAAATGAAGCGCAATCCAATGTTCTTTATGTTTCACGAAGCCTTCATTGGTGCTATTCGTTCGCAAGAGAGCACGATTCGTGCTCTTCTAACAAACTCACCGATTCCCGGAATGGATAAAAACCAATTAGCTAACCTTAAAGACAGCTTTTTAAAGGAGATGCAGATTCAATATGCCATGGAAAAATAGAGATGATGGAAAACCTGTCCAATTTTTTAAAGCGGTTTCGGTAGAAGAAGAATATTTTGACGCCTCTGATATTACGAAAGATTGGGGCATTTATGCAGTCGACACGTATGGTAACAAAGGACCTCAATTAAGTACATATGCTGTGCGAGAATCTTTAAAAGATGCTGTAGAGGTTTTGGGTAAACCAGAAATCCTTTCTAAAATAGAAGGATCTGCCAGCATGTCACAAGTGTATGATGCAGAGACCGTAGAGTATGCAAAAAAACTATTCACTATGCAATCCGTTTTGTGTGTCGATCACTATATGTACAAAAGTAAACGTACAAAGCGTAAAAACGCATATTGTTTAGGTTTAAAACAAGCAGAAATCTGCTCGCAACAACGTAAACTAGAAGCGATGCGACGCAACAAACGTCCTCGCTATAATCAAACGCTGTCAGTTTAACTGCCAATTAAACGTTGGGCTTTATCAAGTAGCTATCGCTCCCCAATGACACTGCAGCACCTAACACTTACTATCACTATTAAACTTTAAGGAGGGCTTACATATGAGCCACTGGAGAAAATTCAATTCACAGGTATTAAACGACATTAATAAAGACATTTTATCGAAAGCATTAGCAAACATGGTCGATAGACAAGGGAATATTTTAAACTTAACATTTGACGAGTCTATCACAAATATTCGAAACACATGGGGACACGAAACTGTGTCTGCCAGCTTAGTCAAAGATGGTAAACCAATTGCTTTAGGCTTTAACTTTAAGGAAATTGACGGTAAGATTGCATTAGAGCTATCTGGCGATTTCTTTGGCACTGGTCTGAATGAATCTAGCTTCATTGACCAGCTTTCACAAAACTACCAACGTTATCGTGTAGAGCAAATCTTAGAAGAAAACAATTATTCAATCGAGTCTATTACGACTAACGAAGAAGGCGAAATTGAGATGATTGCCGAGATGTGGGCGTAAACTTACATCGTCTTGAACATAGACTTAAATTACTATCTAAAATAGGGAGTTTGAAGCGCATGGAAAACAAAAAAGTGAAAGTAGGAGTCGTAATCGAAAATGGTGTATTGATCGGTTTCACATCGAATGTGGATGTTGAATTCTATTGTGTCGAAAAGCAAGACAGCACAGTAGAAGCATCTATTTTGAATGTTACTGGCGACGAAGATGTTATGCAGAAATTTGCTGAAACAACATTAGACGCAACCAGTGACGACGATAATACCAAAAAAGGGCGAGCCTAACTGAACGTTGCGCATCAAAACAAAGGAAGAAGGACGAATATCATGAGTAAACGAATTAAAATTAATATTGGTACAAAAGGCGATTACGGCATCGAAGCACTGTCTGGCTTCGAAGGACAAGATTGTGTTAGCGGAACTGCTGACTTAGAACTAGCTCTAGGCGGTGAAATTGTAGATGAAGGTAAAAAACCTGAATTCTACGATAGCGGCGCGGTTACATCAATCGAAAGCCAACTATAAACAACACAAATAAATCTGCCGATTTAAAATTTACTTACAAAGGAAATCCCGACTATGAAAACGTTCAAACAAGTAAAAAACACCTTCTCTGGTAACGAAATGTTTCTTGTAGAAAATGAAAATAACCAAACAGTTCTAACAAAAGACGTCAACAACTTAGCAGCTGCATTACCGTTCAAAGAAAAGGATGCTCAAGTCTGGAAAGAAGTAAGCGGAGAGATTGTCGTTCGAAGCGAGAATGAAATCACTACACGCATTACACCGGTGGAAGATGGATTCTTTATTGAGTCATTCAATTCTATTGTAGGTATGACAGGGCATGTTTATTTGCCATCTCAAACCTATGCTTTAATCATTCACAACAAGCAAGAACAACCTGCTTCTTAAAAACGTTGTTTAATAGAAGTCACTTTTCCAGTACTAATAAGGTATACGAAAGGAGTGTTTCTATGCGAATTAGTGAAAACGGTAAGAAGTTAATTAAAAGCTACGAAGGTGTCCGTTTAACGGCCTACAAGCCTGTACCGACTGAAAAGTATTGGACAATTGGCTATGGTCATTACGGTGCCGACGTAAAACAAGGGATGCGGATTTCGCAAGCTCGTGCGAATCAACTATTCGATAATGACATCCCGAAATATGAAAAGCCTGTTCAAGCGCTCAATATGGATTTAACGCAAAAACAATTTGATGCGCTTGTTTCATTCTGCTACAATTGTGGCGAGACTAACTTAAAAGTCTTATGTTCAAGTAAAGACCTCTATAAGATCGCCACAACCATTATCCTTTATAATAAAGGTGGCGGTGTTATATTACCTGGTCTTGTAAAGCGCAGAACTGAAGAACAGTCTTGGATTATGTCTGGTCTTAAAAATCCTCCATTGAAAGAAAAAAATACCTCTACAACTTTACAAGTGGATGGTTATTGGGGCATGGACACAACTAAGCAACTGCAAAAAGTTTTGGGCGTCACAGTCGATGGTTACATCGGCGGGCAAGTACATAATGCAATCACTAAAGGCATTGTCGGTATTGTTTACAATAATGGTAACGGCTCTGACACAGTACGTGCATTGCAAAAGGTATTAAACGTCACAGTTGATGGCTATCTAGGAGTAGATACAATTAGGTCTCTCCAACGATATTTAGGTACACCAGTCGATGGTGTGCTTTCAAGGCCTTCTACTGTAGTTAAAGCATTACAACATTGTCTAAATGACGGTAAGCTTTAACGACACTTTTCGGGCAGTTCGTTTAATTACGAGCTGCCTTTTTATTATGCCCAAAAAGGGGCACCGACTAAGTATCTAATAGAGAGGGCGAAAATATGCACAGTTATAATTTATTAGGATTGGAAACAATTAGCGTTCAAGTAAAAGGCGAGATTCGCGAAACGAAACATATTACCGATACACTTAAAAATAGCGCTGTTTTGTTAGCCATTCCAGAAGCAGAGATTGCCAAAGCTTATTCAGCAAAAAAACCAGACAGCTTACAAGAGTTACTGATTAACAACGGCTGTCCAGCGAATGCGTCAATTGAGTATGTCAATGCTACATTCGGTTTAATCGACACTGCCATCGAGTTATTATCGAAAAAAATAGGCGCACCTACGAGCTTATGTGTAAACAAGCAGACACCGTTTTTATCTGTATCACTATATGACCTGCATAAAGTGGGTAGTGATTATTTAACAGGCTTTGCAATGGAGGCCGTTGACTAATGAGAAAAATCGGCTGTGAAGATATTCAATTTATTATCAGTGAGAAAAAGCATCCAGTAATAAAAGAATGTGTACAAGAAATCCGTAAACGTATCAAGGAAATCGACGTGAGCTATTATGATGCAATTAATGCATACAACTTAGAAGATGCACACGTTTTGGCTGTTATTATCCCAGAGACAGATAAAACGACTGCCTACGCTATGTCTATGGAGTTATTTCAAGTCATTGACCATTTTATTGATCGTATGCGTCAGTATGTCACACCAGGAGCTATTAACATTAATGTTTCTGACGACAACGAGCTTTATACATATGTCACTGCAGAAGATGTTCTATTCCTAAAGGATTTTAGGCACTTCGAAGATGAAGCGCGCATTACAATTTAATACATATTAAGAAAGGATGAATAACCAACATGGCAATCACAACTGTACACCCAACCATTGCGCATCTAAACAAGTTTCAACTAGAGCCAGCGCAACATATCAATGGTCCTCTTTTCGTGTTAGCTGGACCGGGAAGTGGTAAAACAAACCTTATTGTCTCTCGTGCTTCGTACATGATTGAAAAAGGTATTGATCCACTTTCAATGCTAATGTTTACTTTCACAAAGAAAGCGGCCAACGAAATGCGTGAGCGTGTCCATCTAAAAGTTGGTCCTCGTGCTAACGATTTAACAGTAAGCACATATCATTCTTTCTGTTCAAGATTACTAAGGAAGTACGCAAACTACTTAGGTTACGAAACAAACTTCACAATCTATGACACAGACGACCAAATTAGTACGATTAAGAAAATCGCAAAAGATGGTATGTTCAAACCTCGTGATGTTATCAATGAAATTTCAAGCATGAAAAATAAAAATATCACACCTCAAAAAGCGTTAGAAAAGGCTCAATATGAGGGGACTGCAAAGGATAAATATGTTGCAGAAGTTTACAAGCAATATCAAAAGGAATTAAAAGAGCAGAATGCTGTTGATTTCGACGACTTAATTCTACTTTCAATCTTATTGCTTCGTACTCAACCAGAAGTTAAACGCGAAGTGAATCAACGCTATCGCTATTTATTCTGCGATGAAACGCAGGATTCGTCATCTCGCGACCTTGATTTAATTAAACTACTCGCCGGTGATGATATGAACGTTTGCTTAATTGCAGACGATGACCAAAGTATTTATGCCTTTCGAGGTGCCGACATTAATGAAATCCTCAAATTAAAAGCGCGCTTTAAAGGGCTGAAAGTATATACTCTGCAACAAAACTATCGCTCTACGCAAACAATTGTGAACGCAGCTCGTAGCCTTATCTCTCATAACGAGCAGAGCTACGAGAAAGAACTGTTTACCGAAAACAAAGTAGGCGAGCAATTAATGTTCATTGATACGCAAAACCAGTCCCAAGAAGCTTCATACATTTCAACATTAATTGAAGCTCTGACACAGAACGGCACCTATCAGTACAAAGATATTGCTATCCTTTATCGGATGAACCATCTGTCCCGTTCGATTGAAGAGGCCCTTCTACAGAAGCAGGTGCCATACACTGTGGTCGGCGGCTTACCATTCTACAAACGTCGTGAAATCAAGGACATCATGTCTTATATTCGTTTAGCCTACAATCCACTTGACCGAGAAGCATTTGAACGTGCAATCGGTGTACCAAAGCGTGGTGTTGGCGATAAATCACTTGAACACATCCATGCTTACGTGCGCAATCGCGCATCTAATTATATTGATGCGTTGCCTAATACAGATTTACGCGGGAAGGCGAAGAAAGGTGTAGAGCAATTCTATACCTTCATGGAAAAGTTCCGAGAAGAATTGTACACAATGGCGCCAAAGGATATTGTGCTGTACGTTGTACATGGCATTAAGTATATTGATTTGCTTGTCGAAATGGACGAGCCAGATATGGAGACGCGTGTAGGTAACTTGGATGAATTAGTAAACATTGCCGCATCTTACGATCAAGTTGACGAATTCTTAGAGAATTTGTCATTGAATGTAGAAGATGCAGAGCAAATTGAAAATTCTATTAACCTAATGACGTTACACGCATCAAAAGGTCTGGAGTTTCCGATTATCATTATGATCGGTAACAATGAAGGCATCATTCCATCATGGAGAGCTGACACACAAGCTTCTATTGAGGAAGAGCGTCGATTGCATTATGTCGGCATGACAAGAGCAAAAGAAATCTTGATTCTTACTCGACCAAAAATGGTAATGAATCAAGGACGTTCACAGTACCAAGAAGAATCTCGATTCATTGGAGAAATTGATCCGCAGTATATCAGAGGACGCAGCTAAATTTGTCGAATTCGTAGACCTTTAATCATCATCACATGCCCTTGCTCGCTAATTAATTAGGACGCAAGGGCTATTTTTATTTGCCTTGTTAAGATAAAATAGACGGGCGAATAATAAAGAGGTGACAGCATGATTTACGAAAAAGAAAAAGTAGACGGCGGTTATTTGGTTCGCTACGGCGAAAAATTCACACGCGATGGATTCAATCAATTTGCGTGGCGTATGTCTTTTGTAAAGAATAAAAACTTTTCACCAAAATACCTAGATTGGGTGTACCCGCCAGATGGTATCAAAGAAATCAATATCTTATTTAGTATCGGTATGGATAAGGATGTAAACGATGTAAAAGAGGCATTGTCAAACGTTCGTCACGTTGTTTCAGACTATGATGAAATCGGTAAAGACATGATTCTGCAACCATACGATTATCAAAAAGAAATCATTAAATTTATTCTTGATAATCAAGGTGGCTTAATCGTTGCTCCATGTGGATCTGGTAAAAGCCCTATGGGTATCGGAACATACCTTGAAGCGAAAAAGCGTGGTCTAATCAATGGACCAGGTGCCATTATCGTCAAGGCATCCTTAAAAGTTCAGTGGGTGAAGGAAGTATCGAAATTCGCCCACTTAACAGCTAACGGCATTTATACGAAAGCTGACTTTTGTTCAAATGAATACAACCGAGTCAAAACGCGTAAGAATGCAATTAAAAAACTCGATGAAAAGGGTTCGTTAACAAAGAAAGAAAAAGAAAAAAAGGCGAAGAAGAAGCGTGAAATCATCGCGCTATATAAAGAAATTGACGAGAAATTCAAAATGCAATTTCAAGGATATGACCTCTTCGTTTTAAACTACGAAACCGTTAATGATCCAGACGTAAGAGAAACATTGAAAGAAGCGGGCATTGAATACATAATGGCCGATGAAATACACTACATCAAAAATCGTGAAGCGAAACGCTCTTTAGCAATGGCTGATTTAGGTGACGTTAAATTCAAAGTAGGTGCTACAGCAACTCCGGTTGGTAAATCACCAGAGGACTTGTTTGGTATTTTCCGATTTGTTAGTCCAGAGTTGTTCCCGAAATGGTCCGACTTTTCTAAAACGTATTTAAAATACTCCGGTGGAAAGTTTGGTCGAGTTTCGGGCGTAGAGAACAAAGAGCAATTAACCACAAAGATACAGAAAAATATGATTGTTAAATCAAAGCATGATGTATCAAGTCAATTGCCTAAGCTTGTTGTTACGCCACTCGTTTGTAGATTGTCTTATAAGCAGCAACAAGTGCATACAACACTAATGGAAGAGCTAGATGACTTGCATGAACAAGAGAAGATGCTGAAAATGCGTATGCGTTCAGAGGATGAACTGCGAAGTAACGAAGATTACTTGAAAATTTCTGCAGGTATATTAGCTCGACAAACATTTGCGCAGCAGCTTTGCATTACAGAAGAACTTCTACTTAAGAGTGATTCAAACATGGCAAAGCAGTATACGACAGGTGACAGCAGCTCCAAAATGGAACTATTAAAGGAAAAAGTAGGGGAGATTTTAAATGAAGGGGAGAAGGTCTGTATCTTTTCTCGCTACACATCATTGCAGGACATACTCATTGATGACTTCAAACGTGCTTACCCAAACGTTGGCGTGGCCGTTATTCGCGGAGAGCTATCTGCTCAACAGCGATATATAGAAGCGTACGATAAGTTCCGAGATGATGACAAATATAAAATCCTACTTTGCTCCAATGCAGGTGCCGAAGGGCTTAACCTATCTAAATGTAAGTACTTAATAGAAGTTGAGCGCGCAGAATCGTTCGGTATTCAAACGCAACGCTATGGACGCTTAGAACGCGCGGATTCCATTCACGACACAGCATTTGTATATCAACTTGTTTGTGAAGAATCATGGGATGACATCGCTCAAAAGATTGTCGACAAAAAACAAAAATACGACGAAGAATTGATTCGTGGTATGTAGGAGGAAGAAGCATGACAGCAGTGTTAAATACAGGTGTAGTTGTTGAGCATTTTGTTCATCAACTACCGGATGGCGGTACATTACATATCATGCACAATGATGATGACATGTATGGCCACGAAGTGAATGTAGAAACAGATGACGAGATTTTATTCTCTGTAAGCTTTTCAAATCATGAATGGTCTGAATCACTAGCCTTACTTACAGCACAGGCAATGGATTTATTCCTAAAAAAAGTTGAAGAGCAGAAAGATCCATTATTACTTGATGAAGCTATCCAACAGCTCTATACACTTGAATACACTGACACTATCTTTAAAGATGGAGTAACGTCAGATGAAGAACATTCAGACTCACATGTGATGAAATCTATCTTGCTCTTTGTGTTCTCTCATTTACCAAAAGAATATATGATGCTAAAAAAACAATATAATTTGAGTAGTAGTTACTTTTGAAATTAATTTAGACTAAACAATATGTTTTGACAACAACTAAAGATGCGCATGCAGTAAGCTAATTTATCAATGGAGGAACAAAACTTGAATAGATTAGAAGCAATCATGAAACAAATCAATGAAGCACACGAGGACATCTTTCAAAAGCCTTTTTCAGATATTGATTCGTTACGTTCGCTAAAAGCAATCGTAGCGTCACTTTATGTGAAAGGGTGGGAGGTAAAAGACTGGGACTTTAACATGACCGCACAGGAAGTTATTTCTTATGCGTATGAGAACGTTCAATTCTACACTTTACCTTACGCTTTATATGAAAGATTAAAAGCAGATGACCATGATGAAGCGGAGGACGATGATTTCGAAGAATACCTACAAAATCATCCGCAAGCTTTTGACGTTCCATTCGATGGATGGGTGTACTTTGAAAATATTTGTAAGCCCGATAACTCGCAAGAAATCGCAGCGCAAAGCCAAAGTTACATGAAACAAATGTTTTTCAACGCACATGACACATCGGTTCAAATCATTCATGAATTGTTATTAAAAAATGACACAAATGGAGATGTCGAGGTCTTAGAGCCTGATGAAGAGCGCCCACTGTACGGTGTGACGATTAAATCGCGCAAGGATAACAATACCGTAGCTAACCGTATTTTAAGTGTAGGATGCGATTTTGAACATTCTGTGCAGTTCGTTGATTACAGCATACTATCTTATGCGCAGTTAGGCTTTATAGATACTTATTACAATGACTTTTTCTTGTATAAGTACGATAACTTCCGTTGCAGACGTCCTGCGCCATTAAAAACAAGTTCACTAGAAGAGGTGTAAATATGGAAACAAAAGCTGGTGATTTTACCATTCGAGCTTTGCGTTCAAACGATCCAGAATATCCTGGTATTTTTATTGAAGTGGATGGCGCTACATTAGCGCTCGTTGAATTATGCGAAGGAAGTTTTCAAACGCGTGTTTTCAGCGTAGAGAACGAAGATGTAATACAATCGTTTGAAACTAAACCAAGTGAAATCAAACAATATATTGAGGAAGGAGAATAAAATTATGCCAACTATGTTAGAAGAACTTATTGATGACACAACGAACAGTACTCAAAAGACGGACACCCCTGTATTCGATGGTTCGCTGGCTTCTTTAGAAAACTATCTAACAGAAGCAGCTGCAGCGGAATCTGGATCCACGTCAGATATGCTTGAAATCAAATCATTCGAGCAAGCTGACTATTTATTGGGACGCGTCAAAAGTCAAAAAGACGAAATCAAAGAAATCCAAGCTCTGGGTAAACAGAAAATAGAAACTGTTAAACGCCAAGTAGAAGAGTGGGTGAAGAAGTCTACCAACAATTTGAATCGTTCAATTGAACACAAAGAATCAATGCTTCGAGCATATGCAGCAGAACAATTAAAAGATGCAAAGAATAAACGTTCATTAAATTTTACGAATGGGACAATTGGCTTCCGTTCACAACAGCCTAGCTATACATACGATGACGATGAAATCAAATCGTCGTTACGAAAAATCCCTAAAGAAAAACGAGGAGATTCTTTCAAGTTAGAGCTAGTCGAAACAGTCAATAAAACAGAACTAAAAAAGCATCTTAAATACATTGATGGTGTATTAACATTCGATGGTATTCCAGTTAATGGTGTGACCATCGAAGCCCAGCCAGACGCTTTCTATACCAAGTAAATAATGGTATAATAAGAGTTGTGGGGACCAATCATCCTGCTCATTATACTTGCCTTATCAGCCCGTTCGCTGGTAAGGCATTTTTTTATTTTTTTATGAAGGAGATGTAGGCAATGGCTTTTCAAATTCCAAGTGAAGTTGTTCAAAAAATCAAACAAGAAACAGACATTATCGAATTAATCGAAGAACTTGCCCCAACTATAGAGTGGCAAAATTTTCATGGTGGTATTTATGGAGCTCAGTGCCCACATCCTAACCATAAAGATGAAAACCCTAGTTTTCGTGTATGGCATAAAGAGCAGTCATGGGCTTGTATGAAATGCCACAATGGCAGAAAAACAAAATCGGGTGAACAAGTCACCTCCGCAAAACGAAACTACGGCTCTGATGTCATTGCTTTTGTCCGTTGGTACAAAGGCTTTGGCTACGAGCAAGCAATACAATTTCTAGCAAAGCGTATTGGTATTCCATTAAAAGAGGAAGATCCCAACATTGCAGCTGAATACGATAATAACAATATCTTAATGCGTTCGTTCGAAAAAGGGCGCATGCCATTTGTGGAAGATTATCTACAGGGGCGTGGGATAACGATAGAATCTATTAATCGTTGGCATATTGGCTGGGACGGCAAGCGTGTAACATTTCCACTTTTAAATCGTTTCAATAAAGTCATCGGTTTCACCAAGCGTATCTTCTTAGAGGATCCGACTGGAAAACAGCCAAAATATCGAAACTCTAAATCTTCACCGGCCTTTCAAAAGAGGAAATTTCTATACGGTGAAAATGAAATTGACCGTAGCCAAGATTACGTGTTCATCACAGAAGGACCAGTAGATGTTATTTTACCTAAACAGTACGGCGTAAAAAACGTCGTTGCTCCACTAGGTACAGCTTTCACAGAAGATCATGCAAAATTAATTAAATCATGGAATCTCACTCCTGTTATTATGACGGACGGAGACGAAGCTGGAATTAATGCATCGCATAAAATTGCGAACCTTTTTCAAGAAATGAGTGTGTCATGTTTAATCGTTCCGTTAAGTGACGGCAACGACCTAGCAGACACTACATTGCGTGAGAAAGAAAACATTAGTGAATACATTGATTTGCACATGATGCCTTATAGCATGTTCTGTATGAAGGAAACATTGATGTTGTACGAAGCTGGTGTGCAACGATTAAAACAACAATTGTTCCCACAAGTTATAAAAGCCGCTTCCTATGTAAAAGATCCCAGCGAAAAACATCTGCTCGCAGACATGCTTTATGATAAAATGGGTGTCACTTTGAGATAGGAGAGGATTAAAATGATTTGTGAACAATGCTCACACATTCAGGTTTGCGCAATTCGACAGCAACTATTGTCATTGCCACCAGCTATACATATCAATGATTTTAAGTGCGATTTCAATACCGCACCTGTACATAAAGATGTACAGCAATCACAACACTCCGAAGAGGAGATTGCAAATCTGTTGCTACAAAGTAGGCCTGTAGCCGCGTCACCAGCTATGTCATCACAGATGACAATGGAGGAAGAATGCTCGTCATGTCATCTAGACTTCGACGAAAATACTTTAAAAGAGTTTGATGGTGAACTACTTTGTGAAAGCTGTTTAGGAAAACTAAAACACTAGGAGTTAAAAATAATGAACTTAGTTAACTTACTGGATTCTCGTATTTTAGGATTTAGCGCAATCATGCTACAAAATATCTTAGCTCAAAAGGATGAACGCTATCGTCTAACCACTGATCGAGATTCAACTAGACAAAAACTGGTTGTCATTCATGACGAGGAAATGTTTATGCCAAACGCTACTGTGTACAACGGCGAAGTCGGCGCTTTACAATGCGTCAATAAGATGTATGGCCTTGTAGATGGAACTGAAATCAAAGAGACTTCAAATTGTTTTGAAGTACAGAAAAAACTTTTAGGAAAATCAATTGGTCATGAAGCATGTATTGCATGTCATTTGAGAGCGACCGAAAAAGTTATAGAAGAAGATATATGCTTAAAAAGATTGATTACAAAAAAGAGAAAACGTGGAAATAAAAAGATAACATTTGATGTTTTTTCTTAAAAAACTTGCATCTGACTAGCGCTATCTATATAATCCTAGTCAGACATTCGTGTCTAAAGATTCATTCATAAAATAGGGAGGAAGATACACTATGAACAAAACAGATTTAGTAAATGCAGTTGCAGTAGAAGCAGAAATCACTAAAAAGGATGCTGAAAAAGCTGTAAACGCTGTATTCGAAACAATCCAAGAAGCACTTGCAAAAGGCGAAAAAGTTCAATTAATCGGCTTTGGTAACTTTGAAGTACGTGAACGCGCGGCTCGTAAAGGTCGTAACCCACAATCTGGTGAAGAAATCGAAATCGCTGCAAGCAAAGTACCTGCTTTCAAAGCTGGTAAAGCACTTAAAGACGCTGTTAAAGGCTAATGCCATCAACGACTTTAGTACTTCCTGTTGATTCGATTAATGTAGAGGACGGCTTTACGAAATGGCTTCCATCAAGTAAGGCAGGTTCTCGCTTAACGAAACAACAAACATACTTACAGAACGTCGTTGGTCACAACGTACGTTCCATCCTCAACGAAGATATTGCACCAAGTACTTTTAAGCGTATCGTACCATTTGTTATCTTTGTTAATAGTCAGTTACAGATGTTCGTTATTCGCAATATCAGTAACGGCTCCTACCATTTAGGTAACGCATGGTATATGCACGAGAAAGAACGAGACTTATTTCAGTTGGTTCAACATACCAGTCATTTGATTGGTAATGATAGAGAGGAGAACGAATTCAGTTTCGAAGGGACTGTGCGATCTATTTCAGAACGCAACAGTGACATTGGATTCGTATTCTCTATTATTACTGACGATGTATCATTGCCTACCAGTGATTACATTGAAGGGGAATGGCTAAACGTATATGAAGCAGCAAGATATTACAGTCATTTTGATGCCTTTTCACAATTGGTTTTAGACCACTTGTACGTTGAAGCAAAGAAACGTAATGGTGTAGCAACACCGTTATAGTAGGAAGGGGATAACATCATGACAAAAGCTAAAGAAAACAAAGCAGAAGTATTAGAGCAGACGGAAGTAAAACAACCATCTATCTCTGAATTCTTAAAAGCATTAGCTACAGCAGCAGAGAAAGTTGAAGCCGACAATCAAGTTGTGCCATTAACTCTATGCTATATGAACGGTGAAGGCCATGCAGTCATCGTGGATTCAACGGATCCAGCTACAGGCTTACTTATGTTGAATAATTTAGAAGCATTCCACAAGCAACGTGCTTTAGAAGTTTCTACACCTCAACAAACTGCTTAATTTTAATCATACATACTCAAAAGCCCCCATCCGGGGGTTTTTATTTTGGGGTGTACTAAACAGAGAGGCGAGAGTTTTATGCACACTTATTATGAAGAAATTCAATCAGAAGAAGCACATTTGTCTGCGACACAAATTGCAGAACACTACGAAGTTTTCACTCTAAAAGGCCAACCGCATAGTCGATTAATGTCTCGACTGTGCGAACATGCAGAGAAAGAAGCGGGTGCGCTACCTATTTTTTTAAAGATGCCAGCTAGTCAAAAGCGTGTATTTAGATACGCTCACTTCTTTAAAGCGGCTGAAAGAGCAAATACTATCCGTAAAAACGAACCCGACAATGAACATTACTATATTAAATTAGATGGGCAAGGTTATTACTTCACTTAGGAGGGTGTCTCATGGTGACACAAAAAATAATTGAACAAATCGAGTATTACAACAAGCGCTACTATGATGATGGCGTATCTGAAATATCCGATGCTGAGTACGATGCGCTTGTTAAAAGTGCCAATGTGGAATATGATTATGTCCCTGGAACTGCCAATACGGGGAAGAACGACCGCGTTAAGCACTTAGTTTCTACATTGAGTTTAGACAAGCGAACAGACCTACAAGCGTTAGAAGAAGTTACGAATACATTTGGCGATACGATTATTCGTGAGCTTAAATATGACGGTATCACACTTGTGCATTACCCAGACAATCGGGTTGTGACGCGTGGCGATGGCCAGTATGGTCAAGATGTTACTGCAGCAATTGGACATCTTCTTCCATCAGCATCTTTAGATTATCCGGTACGTGGTGAATTCATCTTACGAAAAGATGAATATGAACGTTATAAAGCTCAAAAGCTTGAAGAGGATGCCAATATCGAAATCAAAAATAGCCGCAATGTTGCTGCTGGTTTTGCTAACTTAAAAGACAAGCAAGCACCTTATGGCCACTTTGTTGCTTATGAAGTTGTTGGATCATCTGATTCACACACTGAACAATTGAACCGCTTGTACCAAGCTGGATATGAATTTGCTGTTTCGAAAAAATTATTTCCAGATGAAGTAGCAGCCGATGCAGCTTCATTTGATGCGGATAAGCGTGACACATTAGACTATCAAATTGACGGATTGGTTTATCGCTCTGATATTTCAGACGCGCGAAAACACTTCGGAGAAACAGGACATCATCCAAAAGATGCAATCGCCTTTAAATTTGAGTCGCCTACAGTGCAAACAACATTGCTTGATGTGAAATGGCAAGTAGGACGCACAGGTAGAATTTCACCTGTCGCTATCTTAGAGCCAGTTGAAATCTTAGATACAGTTGTTGAGAGAGCAACACTTCATAACCATGCGTATATGGAAACGTTAAATATTGCTATCGGCTCGACTGTTACACTAACAAAAGCACACGATATTATCCCTGCTATCATTGGATGCGATAATACAGATTCACTTAAAACCTATCCAAAAATCACTAACTGCCCAGTCTGTTGTGAGCCTTTAAAAGAAGTAGAGACTCAGGCCTTCTGCGTGAATGCGTTCTGCGAATCCCGTATGCCATTACTAATTGCGCATATGGCAAGCAGAGCAGCGTTAGATATTGAAGGATTATCGGTCAAAACTTCTGAAAAATTGTGCGAAAAATTTCATTTCAAATATCCTTCTGATGTATTACGATTGGGAGTGAAAGATTTTGAAACATTGGAAGGTTTTGCGAAAAAATCAGCAGAGAAATTATACGCTGCGATTCAACTCGCTTGTAGTAGTTCGCCAATGGATCGTTTCATCTATTCACTAGGTATTCCGAATGTTGGCAAGACAGCTTCTGAGCTCCTAATGAAGCGATACAAAACGATTGAAAATCTAGCAAATACAGAATACGAAGATTTACTCACTATTGACGGCATTGGGGAAGTGATTGCATCTAGTATTGCTAGTGTAGAATTTTGGGAATCTTTATCGAATGCGCAGAACATTATCAATGTCGCAGAGTATAAAGAAGATGAGCCAAAACAAAACACCAGTGGTCTCGTATTTTGTCTGACTGGTAAATTCACAAGTAACAAATCTACCTATGAGCAACAATTAGTCACGTTAGGTCATAGCGTAGAGTCTTCATTAAAGAAAAATGTAACATGTCTAGTGACAGCGGATTTAAGTTCTACATCATCTAAAATGGAGACAGCAAAAAAACGAGGTCTACAAATTATGGATGAACAACAATTAAATGATTTTTTAGCAGGTGAAGCCAATGGGTGAAGGAATCTCAATACCATTTAATTCGTTGCCAGAAATTGAAGAACTATCGTCCCTTAGTATGTTAGGAGATCGCGTTCGCTGTGTGATGGACGAGCAAACTCATAACATCAATATCTTCGTTGCAAACTTACGAATCCTGCAATTACAATTCGATGAACAAACAAATTCGTATTGTGTCAAAGTCTGGAACGAAGATGGTGAGCCTTCTGGCTATGTGCTTGATTTTAAGGCGCAACTTACCGAGCCTTATATCGTAACAGGCATGCTCCCCATCGAAATAAGCGTGAATGCGTACTCCGAACAACATGCTAAAGAAATTGTTGATAAGATTATCGACAAAAAATTCGCAAAAGCGGCAGTACAAGGTTTAACATTGCCGCTTCCACTTCAAATGGTCGAAGTGGAAAAATCAGAGGAGCGCTATCACAATGAATAAAACTCACCAAGGCTTTTTAGCTCAACTTGATGTTGAGACGGTAGAAAACGATATGGAGTACATTAAACAGTTTTTGAACACTGTTCTAAATGAAACAAGTATGGCCAGCGAGTTATATACACGTTTTGGCAAAATTAGAGATTACATTAAAGATTTAGAACACGAGCATGAAGTCGCAAAACGAAGCGGAGCAGATGATGAATACTTAAATCAAGTACAATTAATGATTGGCGAAGCTAGAGAAGTGCGCAGACGTATTGCATATCGACAAGAACTATCTCGAATGTTGTTAGCTGCAATGGAAACACCATCATTCAAAAATGCCTTATTTGAACTGAACAAAGGCATAACTGATATGAACAGAGATAAAGAAGCCCCTTTTTATCGAATTCGTACATCTGAGTCTGGTGTCGTCTTAAAGTATCTGGAAGAGCAGAACAAAAAGACTCTTTCTAAAAAGCAAAAATAGAAATGAATTAAAAATAGAAAAGATTAAAAAGCTCCGCTTAGGCGGGGCTTTTTAATATGGAGGAAAATAGCATGAACCCTTATATTTCACTACATGCGCACGTATCAAATGGTTCAGTCGGTGATTCACTGATTAAGATTGATGATTACATCGACAAAGCGAAGGAGATGAATTTACCAGCCCTCGCGGTGACGGACCATGGCAGTATGAGTGCGGTGTATGAATTCTACCATGCTTGTAAACGCGCAAGCATCAAGCCGATCATGGGCTGTGAAGTATATGAAGCCCATGATCGGCTAATTAAAACAAAGGAAAGCGAACGCTTTCACCTCGTTTTAATTGCAAAAAATAATACGGGTTTTAAAAACCTATTAAAAATAGTAACTGATGCATCGACTACCGGCTTTTATTCGAAGCCACGTACTGACATGCATTTCATGAAAAAACATGGAGAAGGCATTATTTGCTTATCAGCTTGCGTTGGTGGCAAACTGCCTAAAGCCATACTGAATAATGAAGATGATTCGGTATTGATTAAAATGATAGAGGAATATAAAGAAGCATTTGATGACTTCTATTTAGAGTTACAACCGGGAAGATTCCTTGCGCAATATCAAGTAAATGCCAAGCTGATTGAGTTATCTAAAAAGACTGGTACACCGCTAATTGTAACGAACGATGTTCACTATCTGAATCATGAAGATTATATTCCTCATGACGCGCATGTGAAGATTAGTCGAAAAAAGAAATTCGATTCACCACAAGTTTACGTAGATGACATCTATTACATGATGGACCGCAGGGAGCTCGTGGATGCATTCTGCGGCAATGTTCCATGTGAAACATTAGAATGTGCCATCGACAACGCTTATAGTGTCGCACAGTGCGTTGAGGTAAGTTTACCAGAAGATACCATTATGCCGAAGGTGAACGATATTCTTACACCAGCCGACTATGAAATCGAGCACAGATGCATGGCAAAGCTCGAAGAAATCAGTGATAACGTTAACATCAATCAGTATACCGACCGCTTAATAACAGAATTAGATGTCATTCGGCAACTCGGCTTTTCCGATTACTTCCTTGTAGTACAAGACTTTATTCGCCACGCCAAAGATTCAGACATTCCAATTGGTCCAGGGCGGGGAAGTGTATGCGGATCATTAGCCGCTTATTTAATGGAGATTACTGTAGTAGATCCAATTAAATATAACCTATTGTTTGAACGTTTCCTTAGTCCAAACCGAAAGGCGATACCAGATATTGATTTAGACTTTTCAAGCGAACAACGTGCTGAAATGTTTGAGTATGTAGTAGAAAAATACGGGCGCAATCATTGCGCACTCGTATCGACCGTAAGCATGCGTAAGTCAAAAGGAGCAATCAGAGACATTGCGCGTATTCTGGATATTGATAAAAGCACTGCTGACTATGCAGCTAAACTAATACCAGCCGTTCATTACGATGATGATGGAGAGAAGCAAACGGATTTATCTATCCGAGACGCTGTAGAAGTAGTGCCAGAATTGCGAAAGCTCGCAAACAAATATCCAACATGGTTTAGGATGGCAGACCGATTATCCGGTATTCCGTCTAGTAAATCACTACATGCCGCTGGTATCTTACTTAGTCCACAAGATTTGACGAACTCTATTCCGATGGTTCGTTCTAATAATGACAACATTATGGCAACAAGCTTAACACTCGAAGATGCAGAATCAGCTGGATTCGTTAAATTCGATTTTCTAAGCCTCGCTTCGCTATCTGTTTACAATAACACGATGAAAGATGTGGGCTTTAAATTCGACTACTTAACAAATGAATACGATGATGAAAAAACGTGGGACTTAATTGGTTCGAAGCATACGACTGGCTTATTTCAGATTTCATCGAAAATCTATAAGCAACGTATGGGCAAATTAAAACCTCGTAGCATTGAAGAGTTGGCAGCTTGTCTGGCACTTTTACGCGGCCCTTGTATATCAATAGGCGCCGATAAAGATTATATGGACATCATTGCTGGAAAGAAAGAAGCGGAGTATATTCATGAATTATATTGGGACGTTACAAAGGACACGCATGGCATCACACTTTATCAAGAGCAAATCATGCAGTTAGCTGTAAACTTCGGCTTCACTTTAGAAGAAGGCTACGATTTGATGAAGAAAGTTGCCAAAAAGAAACCCGACCTCATTCGAGGATATAAGGAACGATTCTACGAATTAGGCAAAGAAAAGGGTGTGCCAACGCATGCAATCAATCGCATCTGGCACATCATTGAGGTTGCGGGACAATACTGCTTTAACAAGTCACATGCAGTTGCCTACGCAATCCTTTGCTATGTAAGTGGTTATTTAAAAGCGCATTATCCGCTACATTTCTTCAAAAACTTACTGACAAATGCCGCTGTTCATGACAAAACAGAGGAATTAACAAATGCAATAGCAGATTGTAGACGTCATGGTTTTAAGTTTTTACCTGCCGATATTAATAAAAGTCTATGGGATTTCGACATAGACAATGGTAAAATACGTGTTGGTCTTTCTGTGATAAAAGGCTTCGGTCTAAAAGCCTATGAATCCTTCAACTTATCACGAATGGATGGACCATTTAAAGATATGAATGATTTCGATAATCGTATTGTTCGTAGTGAATGTAATAAAGGAGCCATCACTTCACTGATCTTCGGTGATGCGTTCCATACATTCTTTAGTTCGCCAGTTGAAGCATATACCTACTTCATGACAAACATTCAAAAATGTGATGTTCCAGAGGAAGTAAAAATCAACCCAGTGAAGATTGATTTAGCAGAAACAAGTGAGCAAGAAATCGAACAACTTATCTTAAAAGGCGAATTTACTAAAACACCTATTAACAATATGGAACCGTATGAATGGTCAAGCATGGGCGACAGCGAGGTTGTCAACGTCTTTGGTCTTGTTGAAAAGACAAAACGACACAAGGACGACAACGAAAGACCGTACATGGTTTTGAATGTAGCAAGTGGGGACGGTGCAATGGAGTTCACTGCATTAGAATCTGAACTAGCTACATATAAAAAGCGACTGCGTAAAAATTGTTGGAACGAGTTTATCGTTATCAAACAGGGTTTAAACGTAGGTCGCATACTATCCGTTGAGGAGTGGAAAAAGTAATGACATTTAAAATAAATACGCAAGGTTACTATGAATTAAAAAATGCATGCCGACGATTAACTGCCAAAAATCGAAACATGCGCCGCATCGTTCGTACGAAATACGATTTACCAGAAGAAGAAGTAAAAGCTGTAGTGCAAGAACGATTGCAAGCAGAGTTTTCAAACGTTATTACAATTGTAAAAGATGCGCAGCTTGCACTAAGCGAGTTTCAACACTTGTATGCAATCCCGCTTAGTTTCAATCGTTCATTAATTGAAATCGAAAAATGCATCACAGCATTAGACACGCCAACATTCGACTACGAATTATTCACATCGGAGCTCCAAGGATTAACGGAAGCTTCAGAAGAATTCTTCGATGGTTTAGAGTTAGGCACAGCTACCACATCTTCTGATTATCTGGAAGCAAGTGATCCCGTCTATCCAGAATCAAGTATTCATCGAATTATGAATCGAATGGTAACAACGAATGAGAAAATCCATACGATTTGTAATATGCCTTTAGGAATTACAAAAGAATGGAGTATACAAAAGCCGCAACACTTAGAAACATATGGCATCAACATCATCGAATCTGCAGAAGCAAAAGCGTACTACGACCATAAAGCGATTGGCTCTATGATGGGTTCGCATATTGACCATGACGCATTCGATGCAGCGGTTGTTATTCCTCGTATCTCATATCATCGTTCTGACACAGCTGTTTCTGCATTTTTACAAGAATATAAAGACATTCAGCAAATCACTCGTTACTTACGATCAGATGACGGCTTATTAATTTATGGCATTCCATCATACCGACTATCACAAAACATCGCTACATACCTAGCAAAGAACTATCACGATATTCAATTTGTACGCAAAGATAGAAGAAATAACGACTTCTATCTATTTATTATTGCGAAACGAAACAAAATGGTTTTAATAGAGGACGCGCCAATGTCTCCAGACGACATTCGTAAGGCGGCTCAGTATTCAGAGGAACAGACTTTTGAAGCAACGAAAGATGCCAAATACAGCGCACCTTTAATCGAAAAAGTTCCTAAGAATTTCCGAGGTTCCTTAATGAGTCGTACGGATATTGAAACCCTTTTGACACAGACTTCACGTTCATATGACCGTCTTGAACAAGAGGAGCTAAATACAGGCGTTTCTGAATCAACAACGCCACTGCTTCCGTTCAATACTGGTCAAATTGGTATGGTCTTAACAAGCGGACTATTAAATGGTTTTGTCGAAGAAGGCAACGACCAACGTCACCTTGTAAAGGGCCGTACCGTAAGGCGTTCATCTACTCGAACAAAATACGAAACAGATGGCTCCGAAAAAGAAGTTACCATTTCATCAAGTCACGTACAAATTCATCTAATTATGCCTGATGGTTCAAACAGACAATTCATTTAACAGGAGGCAACATCTCATGGCTACTAATTTAAAGAAGGTTACAATCGAGAACACAACTGTATTTTCAGATACGATTTTTCGAGCGTCAGAAGGGGAAGTTTTCCTTTTCTCTGCGATAAGCTACAAAAGCCGTATTAACAAGATCAAAAGCGAATTAAACAAAAAGCAGTCTCTATACATTAATGATGTAGGTACTTGCTCATTCACAGGTAACTACGAAATCCATCGTACAGATACACCAGATGGGAACTCGCATGCAGTTTTTATCCGTAGTGATATTCTAAACTACAATGAAAACACAAAAGAAGAAGAGTTAGATTTACTTGTTCTTGATACTAGCGGTGCCCGATTAAATGGTTCTCGTACACGAGCAGAGGAAATTCCGCAAAAGCTATTGGACAAGATTCATGCAAAGCTAGTAAAAAACACGCCGGTTCCACTTTTAAAAGAGTGGATTCCTTATATCACACAACGCTTATTCGCTTCTGGTAATGTATCTTCATATGGCTCTTCTATCATTCAGTCTAACCCGGCTCGTCTGTATCGTATTAAGATTTTTGTATCTGAACTTTATGCAATAATCCAACGTGGTTTCTCGCTTAACTCAATCGGTTACGAATCAAAAGGCGTATCAGAACGTCTTTCTGATACAGTTTCACTCGATAAATACCTTCAAAATTACGGTCCCTATGAGTTAAAAGAAGGAATTGAATCACGATTCCAGCCAATGTTCGATAGCTCAAAAGAAGATTATAGTGAACGTACAAAGGTTGCATTCGACTATATTTCTTATCATGGCATCGACCTATATCCTGCTCAAAAGAATATCATTGAAGCTTCTGCGCGCAATCTTCGTAAAGGGAATAGCTTAAAGATTGCTGAACAAGGCACTGGTAAAACGGTTATGGGTGTTGCTACCGTCTATTCAGCTATGAAGAACGATAAGCCAACTGTAAATATGGTTGTCTGCCCAGGCCACTTAGTTGAGAAATGGTGCGATGAAATCAACGAACGCTTTCCATTGGGCAAAGCAGTAATTGTTGAGGACTTTAAACAATTCACACGCGATATTCTACCAATGATGAATGACAAGAATCGTCGTGGTCATTTATTTTTAGTTATCTCTAAAAATACAGCTAAATCAACGTATGCATTACGTCCACAGGTACGTTACAGCAAAATCAAAAAAGCGTATGTTTGCCCTCATTGCGGCAATAAACTTCAAAAACGTGTCACAGTGAAATTAAGTCGTGGGAAAACAGCTCATGAGTACGTTAATATGCAAGAAGCGGATTTCCTTTCTTACAACAAAGACACAGCTACTTGTTCTAATAAAGTAAATGTATGGAACAGTGTAAAGCATGAATATGAAGAAAAGGTCTGTGGCGAGCATTTATGGGCGCCATCTAATCGCCGTCTAAAAACAAAATGGATTCAACTTCCTTTTGGTGAAGGCTGGGTTTATGGTCCACAATTAGAATTCTTCGAGAGCACATGCTCTATTCAATTAGAAGCAAAGAATAAAGAACGTAAATTTTTAAAGGCTGCAGAAAAATTGCGCAACGACATCGAGGAAGGTACCTATTCAGAATATGGTCCGCGCTCATACAGTATTGCTACGTTTATTCTTAAAAAGTGGGGCAAAAAATTAGACTACTTAATCGCAGATGAATTGCATGAATTCAAGGGCGATGACACAGAGCAAGGTGTTGCTTTTGGACGTCTATGTGCCGCTTCAAAGCATGTTCTTGGCATGACAGGTACACTTGTAAACGGCTATGCAAGTTCTGTTTTCTTTATTCTCTATCGTATGTTCCCAGGAACAATGAAGGCAGCGGGGTACGATTATAAAGACGTAAACCGCTTCATCGAAAACTTTGGTGTTATGAAACGAGAGAACCATATTGTCGAAAACAGATCGAAGAAAGGCCGCGCGAAAGAAATGCCGGGTGTGTCGCCACATGTATTCACTAAGTTCCTGTTGAATCAAGCGGCGTTTCTACGCATGGATGACATTTCCGAAGGGCTACCTGACTATCAAGAACATCCTGTTTCAGCTGTAATGGATGCAGATGTCGAAGAAGGGTATAAACAGATTGAAAAATCGTTCACGAATTTAATCGGTAATATGTTTGAAAAAGGGCATAGTAAAATGGTTGGCTCATACAATGCTTTAATGTCTGCATATCCAGATACATCGTTCAATCAACCGCAAATTATCAATCCCGATTCTAACAATGTTCACTTCACACCAGACGAAGTGGAACGCTTTGGGCTAAATGATAAAGAAGAAAAGACACTTGAAATTATTCAACGTGCTCGTGATAACGGTGAAAAGGTTTTAATCTACACAACATGGACGAACCGTACCGATGCCAATGATCGACTAATCGAGTTGTTGGAGGAACGTGGCTTAAACGCCAGCATCCTAAAATCAAATACAGTTGCGTCTCGTGATCGCGCGAAATGGATTGATAAGAAAATTGAAAGTGGTATGGACGTAATGATTTGTAACCCAGAGTTAGTTAAAACAGGTCTAGATTTACTTGATTTCACAACCATTATTTTCTATCAAATTCCGTATGATTTATTTACGTTACGACAAGCCAGTCGTCGTTCATTGCGTTTAAATCAAACACGCCCAGTAAATGTGTACTTCATGTACTTCGAAAAAACGATTCAAGCACAAGCAGTTGGTTTGATGGCTTCTAAACAAAAGGCATCCCAAGCAATTGAAGGGAACTTCACAGAAGAAGGTCTTAACGCAATGTCTGAATCAGAAGATATGCTTTCAGCAATTGCGTCTAATATTGTTGCCGGCATTGAAGCAACCGTTGATGAATCATCTTTCCTTTCTACTGCAACCGAAGGAAAAGTCGTGGAAGTGCGACAAGTAGTAAAACGTGGGAAGGTCGAGTCATCTATTCCAGCCTACAGTATTCGCGTTCATGGCTTAGGTATGCCTACTAAGAAATCTCGTAAGAAACCGAAGCTAGACGAGCTTACTCAAAGTACTCACAGTGCAATGGCATACATGTTTAATAACAAGTTGTCTGTTGCTAACTTCTATTAATTACACTAAAATGCTATGCAGAACTTTACTTCTGCGTAGCATTTTTTTATTTTATGACACAAGTAGAGGTCATAATTATCGAATACATATAAAAAGAGGTGAAAGGAATGTTTCATTTAAAACGAGTACAATACTTTAATGATTTCTTAAAATGCGGTATCTCCGGCAATCCCATTCAGTGGGGCGACTACTACTATGTGGATGATGAAGATGGCAAAATCGTTTCTGCAGCAGAGATGGCTCGAATCAAAGAGCAAGAACGACTAGAATCATTCGATTATTCACGATTAAACAAAGTTCAAAGCTTATCTGAATATCAAGAAGCGGTACGCCAATACGAACGTGAATATTTAGAGCGTACGATTAAGGACCGCCCTGTTTTCCACAAAGGCGTCTATTAAAAACAAGGAGCGACTATCTCATGGCTGATAAAAAATACGATTGGAAACCATACGAAGGCGGCAATTTTAAGAAGGTTCACAAGAAAACTTCTGAGGATAACCGACCTGGAGTAGACTATTCTGTTTATGAGTATGTATACGATCTTGCAAAACAAGTAATGAATGAATTCCCTGGTCTTACTATTACAAGCGCTCAACGCGATGGTGCTGTAACTGCCTACAAGACACCATCTGACCATGGTTTGCGACTAGGAATCGACTTATCTGGTTGGGGCTCTAGCGATGCTGGCTACATTAAAATTGCCAAAGCATTAGTAGGCCATCCATATATCAAATATTGCATAGGTGATAACCTATGGAATCCAAAAGGTGATGACAATTTTGTAGACTATAAATATGGCGGTCACAATAACCATTGTCACTTATCTTTTAAGACGCCAGAAGAATGTGCCAAAATCAAAGACTTTGGTGCTGGTGGCTTAACAGAAGAACAAGCGAATGCTTATCTTCTGATTCGACGAAATTACTTAACGAAAGGAACAAAACGACGCGAAGGCACTGTAATGGAAGATGCGCCAAAATTTGTCGTCTTACATAGCTCACATCACAAAAGCAAAACTGCAGACGAAGTAACGGCTTTATATCGTGACAAGCCTAACTCCCAAGGAGCATTGCATGGATTAGTAGACCATGACGTCATTTACGAACTAGTACCTACGTCATCTGATGATGTAGAAAAACCTGAAATAGTTTACCATGTAGCATTCAAAACAGAATTAGATAACGAGCAATTTAAAATTGATGCGAATAAAGGAGCGCTTGCTTTGGGGCTTTGCTTCTTCGAAGATGACAGCAAGAATAAAGCGGCCTACAAGTCCTTCATTCGATACGCTGCCTATATCGCATACCACTTCAAGCTCGATGTTAAGCGACAATTTGTTTCGCATAAATTGATTGAAAAAGAAGCGGAAGATATTGATGACGCATTGAAAGCCCATGGTAGAACGTACAGCGAGCTAATCAATGACATCAAAAAGGAATACGATACTTGTACAAAAGACAAAATTTATGCGCAAGATGGCAAAGTTGTTTATATGGATAACGAAGAAGGTTCCGTTGGTAGCGGTAATAAATCTAAAGAAGCGATGGAGATAGAAAATGACGGTTTTATGATTAGCACAAAAAATACCGAAGCTGGTACCGGTGTTATTATCGTCAAAAAACCATTCCGTCAAACGCCCGCACAGCCTGTTTATCCCGACCTGTTAGGGAACTATAAAATTCTTTCAGAAGAAGAACAAGCTGACATTAACGCCAAGCTATCAGAAGTAGCTGATGATGACGGCAACACCAATTCATCTTATGTTGCAGGTATGGCTAATTATATTAATTACGATGCCATGCAAAACAAGGGGATTGAAGTAGCTCGTATTTTCTTCAATTACGAAGATTATGTAGAGCGTGAAAAAACAACGGACATGACCGAGAAGCGCTATAAACAAAAGACTCCAAATGCTGGACGTCCTGTGAACTTTAATCATGCATACCCTGTTGATGAAAAGATTGAAGAACTAGAACAACATGTACCATTCTTAAAAATTCATCAATTAGCTTTCGATATGCCACTTGCACACACCGTTGACTTAGCTTCTATCGTAATGGACTTATCCGACAAAACGGAGAAACGTTTGGTCCAGTTAGAAAATGTTGTTGCGACACTAATGCGCTACACATTCCGTTTAGCTAGTCGTGTAAACATCAACTGTGTTTACTACGGTGGCCATGACACAACTAGAAAATACGCTGCTATCCGTTGCTTGCATCATGACCGTCTGGAAGATGGAGGGCTCATGACGTTAGATCAATGTTTGAACTGTACACGCTTCGAGCCTATCCTTGGTAAGGCCTATGATTTAACAGATATTAATGGTCAAGAAACTGAAATGGTAATGGACAACAACCTATTAAGCTATTCGTCAATGAAAGAGCATGTCGAATTCACACGCAAAGAAGAAATGCCTACTCAACGTGCGGTTAAAAAATTAGATGGTATTGATAAGAAGCGCATCAAACAGCGCGCTAAAGAGCAAAAGGATTTTGTCGACATCTGGGAAGATGGCTATGAGCAAGACTGGAATTTCGTTCCTGTCGAAGCACAAAAGCCACATGTTATTTATGAAGATGGATTCACAACGAAAACGCTTGACTCTAACTACAATAACCAAGCTTTCAACGATCCGACAGGCGCCGCATTTACAGATATTCATAAGGAAATGTCACCTGCAGGATTCTATGACGGCTCTCCGATGTGTTGTGATGGAGAAGGTAAAGGCGGGGATGGCAGTAGTGTTGATGGTTCTTCTGGAGATTACGACTTAGGCGGCTACTCTGGGTTAAGCTTCTTAGAAACTGCGCAGGAGCATATAAAGATTTTCAAAGAAACATCAGATTCCACCTTAAAAGGATTCGTGAAAGAAGCTGAGACATACGCAAAAAATGCGGTT